AAAGTGTTGTCAGAACCACTTGTCAAAGCATCCCCTGCATTCGCACCTATTGCGATATTATCTATTCCTGTAGTTATCGATGAACCCATCGCATTACTACCAAGCCCTATATTGCTTGTACCACCCAATACGTCTAGGACATCTGTAACCGCTGCACCAGAGCCAGCGCCATCCGTAGCAATCATTCTGATGCCACCATTTGGTATGACGACATTTGCGCCTGTGCCTTGTGTAAGGGTAACTGCATCACCCGCAGAATTTTGTACTACCCATACATTAGAAAGAGTATTTGGAGCTAACGTGACTGTACAAGCCTGTGAGAGAGATCCTGTCAGAGTAAGGGCCAAAGAGCGAAATGCATCACTAGAACCGTCAGCCATCGTAATGGTTGCTGTACTAGCGTCCGAAAGAGCCTCGCTTCCCGTCCCAAATTTTTCAGCGATTAGCTCCAAATTTGTATTTGTGCTTGTTCCCCAAGTTCCCGATTCGTCGCCAGTGGCGATTTCTTTTAATCTTAGGTCATTAACGTAAGTTGCCATTTATGCTACCTCTTTCCAATCTGGTGTTTGACTGTCGTCAATAGTTGTCCAATTAGGCGTTTGACTGTCATCAACCGCTGACCAATTCGTTGTCTGGCTGTCATCAATTGCTGACCAGCTAGGTGTTTGAGTTGTGCTAACGCCCGACCAGTTTGCTGTTTGGCTGTCGTCAACCAAGCCCCAAATATTTGGTGTAGTTGTTGATGCTGTAACCGAATTACCCGATACCCCAACAACTGCATCACCATTGATGCTAACGCTCGCCGTAGACGCGACAAGCTCTGTGCTAGTGACGGGAATCGTATTGCTTGTAATCGCCGTAACGCTGCCAACAGATACTGTCGCAGAGTTTCCTGTCGGGGATACCGTTGCTGTGCCAGTAACCGTAACCGATCCCAAACCGACTGTAGACGAGTTTCCACTTGGCGATACGTTTGCATCGGCAGAGACCGATACCGATCCAACCGACGTGGTAGCTGCATTACCTGATGGCGATACATTTGCCGCACCTGTGACACTAACCGAACCAACGCTTGCAGTAGCAGCATTGCCAGATACAGACACACTCGCACTAGCGGATACAGATACCGATCCGACAGAGACTGTTGCTGAGTTTCCTGTTGCTGTAACATTCGCATCCGCACTGACTGAAACAGATCCAACAGACGCTGTGCTTGCTGGGAAAGCAGCCCCATTACCCCACGTTCCCTCACCCCATCCATGAGATGAGGAATTCCATCCATCAAATGCAACTTTGACATCTGCCACATCAGACCTTATGCAATCCTGATTATTGCGTTACTCGCATCTGCTGTTGGAAAAGCAACAGTAAAGTCGCCACTTGTAGATGTCTTATCTGCGCCAAAATCTAACACAACTACCGCTCTGTTAGCTGACCCTGCGGTAGTAGATGAATTATAAATTAATGCTCCTCTTGCAGTAATTGAACTACTAGACCAAGTAGTATCAGCAAAATCTGTAAGAGCTGTAGTTCCTGATGTAGTCGGATCTACATTAGTTAACGTGTTACCGCCAGCGGTATAACCTGTGCCTGTAGCAGAAACCTCGTTAGTTGTTGCGTAAGCCGTGGTCGATGCAGACATTGTTGCACTGCTAGTAAACAAAGCAATCTTAAATGTATTGCCTGTACCCGTAGTGGTTGTAGTGCCGCCACCAGAACCATTATGAAAGTTATGTATTCCTTGTAACAACTCAGATTTAAACGAGGTCGTCACAGCTTGGGTAATCGCCATTATAGTCTCCTTAAAATGTCAGCCATGTCTTTATGACCGTTTAACTCAAGTTGAGCAATTAAAGTGGTTCTGTCGCTTTTTACAGCTTCATCCATGTAATACTTAACCGAATGAAACACTTGCTCTTTAAAAGCCTCTGCCTGCTCTTTTATTAATGGGTGGCTATTGCTCCCAACGGAAACAATTGTGTTTGTCGCTCTTTGCGCCCAATGCTCAACAGGCAAGCCTGCATTGTTAGTAGTAACCACATCAACGCTGCCTACACCACTAGTGCCAACTTCAATCATTACTGCCTTCCCACTCTAACCGTTCCAGATCGATAACTGTCTGTAGTGCTGTACCCTTCGCCAAGAGTCTTTAATTTACCCAAAGCATCTTCGTATCTTGTTGTGTATAAATTCAGCATATCTGGGTCTCCTTTAAGAAACGTATATGCCTCAACCAAGCAGCCATAAAGCAGTGTGCTTTCAGCGTTCGTCCCTAGCCAACTAGTTCCGTCACTAGCTGCTGTAATAGACTCTGGCTTGTAAAAATAATGAAGCTCTGCTGTCAAGTTAGCATTAGGCGTTGGCCCTAATATAAAAGAGTTTTCATCAAAAACTGCATAATGCTTTGGTATACCTTCGGTAGTTCCAACTGGATAAGCCTCTCTTATAAAACTGACATCCTTGAACAACAAGAACTCATAGCCGCTGTTATCGACAGCAAGAGAGTAAGGCGCTAAAAAATCAGTAGGCATACTAAGATACGCCGTTCCATCAGTTGTGCTTCCAGTTACATTCTTTCTAAAGTCAGGAAGCTGTATTGTTTTAAGAATCCTGTCTTCCGCCTGTTGAACAATAACTCCAAGATTATTAACAAACGTAGTTTCCGTTGTTTCAAGGTAATCTTGAATAGCGTTCTTTAATGTTGTATATGTCCACGCCATTAGCTTGTAGTCACCGTAACTCGTCCAACTTCGGCCTCTATATCTAAACCAACTGTCCTGCTGCCAAGAGAAGTAACGCCTCCTCCAACAGGATCAAAAGCAAAAAACTTTCGACTCTCATCTAAAGACTGATCTGGTCTTGGATTTCTCAACGCTTGAGGATCATCCATTCTAATCTTGCCAAGTTGTAATTGAGGTTGATCTTCATCAAGAACATCCTTGCCAACTAACAACCCTGTGGGCCTTTGATTTTCTATTTGAGGCACTAAGTCTTTTTTGGCATACCTAAAACCTGTGCGATCACAATAACCAAAGGCATATTTACCAGCAGCAAAACTTGTCATATCGTTGCATAGCCTCCGGGTGATATGTACAAAGAAGCTTTTCCTCTATCTGCATCAGCAGCTTCAGTCCATTGCTCTTCGTAATCAGCCTTTAAAAATGTGCTTCTATTAGTGTCTGGCCCATACTTAATGCTTAGTTTGTAAGCCAAACCAGCAACCAAGCAGGGAAGAAATCTTGAGGGTATATCCATGTTGTTAGAAGCTGGAGAGCCAGCGTCTTCTACCCGCTGCATATAGTAGTAAACCAACGTATAAGTCTTTTGATCATCTGGAGAAGGCCAAAGATTTACAGAAATAGCAGAAGGATCTTTTTCAACATAATACTGAAGAGGCTTACTCTGGGTAAGCTTGTTTGAAAGGTGTGCATACTGGCTTATAGACATTCTATTCAGTGTCTGGTCAAACTGATTATTTACATCAGCGGCATCAGTTCTTATAAATGCCTCTACAATATCAAGCACATCACCAGATAAAGTGTATCTGCTAGTGCCAGCAGTAAGAGCTTGAGTAGCTTCTTGAACCGTCCAAAGATTTAACCCTCTGTTTTGCCATTCAAGCATTAACAGGTTAATACTTCTTCTTGCAGTCCTATAGTCATAACCTCCGCGAAGCTGAAGACCAGCCCGTTCAAAAGCCTCTTCTATGGCATCGCCAAGATCTAAATTAAAAGTATATGTGCCGCTAGTAGCCATTTAAAATACCGGGGGCTTTGTCTTGCCTTTAACAGCACAACCATCAATAGACTTTGTTCTGCCGCCGCTCATCATTTTTTTTTCAATTGTTGTGTTATAAGAGGACGCGCCATCTCGACTAGCTATTCTATCCATTTCTGCTGCTTTTGCTTTTGCTTCTTTTTCCCTTTCTCTTTTATCTCTGGCTCTGTCGTAAATTCCTCTGCCAACAGTGCCAAGAAGATCTCTGTATGGCCCTGAGCCTGTGGCAACACCATAGGCCGGACTAAGAGCTGCTAGTATTTTATCTGGCATACTACTTCTTCCTTTTTTTCGATTTTTTAGTGGGCTTTTTTGCTTTTCGTCTAGCCGGAGAGCTAGATATCTGCTTTTGTTGCTGCGCTCTAGAGATTGTCATTTAACTCTTAACGAACCTCTATTTTTCTTTTTTGAAACCACTTTAAGATTTTTCTTTTTATTATTAAGAGCATTGCCATCTTTATGATGGACGTCTTTGTTT